AGCGTTTTCCGGCTTTTTTTAAACACCCTGATCATTGTGGACGCGGTACGCCTCAAGCGGTAATAGAGGAAATTAACAACAATAAATTCAAATAGTTTGAATTTTTGATTGAAAAATTCAAACAGTTTGAGTATTATTCTTTTCAGAGGTTAGGGAAGGCTCTAACCCATCCAAAGGGGATAAACATGTCAAATATCTTACTAGCTAAGAAATGCGTCAAAGAGCACGGCGTAAAAGGCTTTAGAAAGTTAAAGCTGAAACGTGAGACTTATGTCATCGGTAAGCAGTGTGCGTATTTAAATAAGTTTGTTGTTCAGAATATGATTAAGCGCTTGGAGCAATTAGGCTTTGAAGTTCAGCAAAAGCGCGTTTGTTTTGAATTGGCAGAGAAAGGCCAATTAGACACGCTCACCATTCAGCCGCAATAGGAGCGTGTTTCAATGGCGTTTACAGTCCGACCAACTGAAGAAGAAACAGCGACAATTGAAAAGGCCGCAAAATTACTCGGTGTGAAATCAATGTCTAAAGCTGTCATTCAAGCTTGTTACCGTGTTATTGCTTTGACTGAGAAAGTTAAGAAGTTAGAACGCGAGTTAAACGAGCAAACAGTAAGAGCAAATAAAGCAGAAAAGGTAATCAGTGATTATCGAAAAGCTCAATCTGCTTTACTCAATCACCATAAGCAAAATTGATAGCAGTTTTAGAACCGGTAAGCGCTCGATTCACGTTTTGCTGATAGCAAAAGAGCGCGAACCTTAGCAAAAGGGATGCAAATGGAAGAGAAAGTTATAGCAGCGGTAAAAAAGGCTTTGAATCAAAATGAGGCTTTAAAACTGAGCCTTGCCGAGCGTGGGATGGATTTTGATTTTTACATGAGCAGGGAAATTGAAAGACAGCTTTCGATAGCAAGGTTTGAAAGCGAACTGAATCGTAACCAACCATATTAGGGGAAAAGAAAATGGAAACAGTAACTTACATATACAATGACGATTTAACTATTCGTACCGCCGATAAAATTGAGCGTTACCCGCAAAAAACAGCCGATGGTAATGAAATTGTCGTTGTTTACGTTGATAGCGTTGAGTACATGAACGCTGTGGAAGTATGGTCATCAAGTCAAGGATTCCGTTGGGCTATTGTAGAGCCTTATTTAACCGAAGAAGAGGTTAAAAACTGGCTACTCAATAATGGACTTTCTACTGTGCCGTTCCTTCGAGGTTAAGTTATGTCAAAACTACTACAAGCAGACAATTGGTTTGCAATTCTTGACCCTTGGAAAGAAACACTAACTAAACGGTGTTATCGGACTTGTGTCACCCGCTCTAAGTGGCGGCGTTTTACAAGAAGCTGAAACGTCACTTGCAGGGACAGTATATAAGCATTTGGATGACCTAAGTGAACGAGAGCGCGAAGCACTTAAACTAAAAAATCGAGCGTAAGGGGAAAAAGAGATGCAAACCAGAACAGTTACAGTCAGTCGTTTTCAAGCGTGGCGCATGAAGTTAGGTTTGCGCCTCATTAATCTTGGTGTGAAGGTTTGTGGTGAAGCCAACCAAAACCTATTAAAAAACATTGTTTCTCAATTTAAATCAAACTAGTAGGGAAAAACGATGCCAGAAAATAACAATAACCAATCAGGTGATTTTGAATGTCCTGAATGCGGAAATACATTTCCAAACCATGAAAAAACGGCTGTAGGGTCTGGTCATTATGTTTGCGGCTTTTGTGCCGATGGTGAGTAAGGGGAATAATATGACAAATGAAATAGACCCGAAGCCGTTAACGTGGCCGATAAAGCCTTCGATTATTGTCGATGAGTTTAAAGCAGATGCTCTTTACGTGTCTTTATCTCCAGAGATTTCACTCGCTAGCTTTTCTCTGAAGCAGTGCTTTGATGGGGTTAGATTTAAAGACGGTGCTAAAGAGGAGTGGGCAAAGCAGCTACGTGCTCTTGCTGATAGTCTGGATAAATGAGCGAGGGATCAACATATAGAAAGCCGGCACTCAAAGCCGACACAACATATAGATAAAACAAACCCCGCAGTGCTGTAACACTAACGGGGTTCGTAATCACAAAACCTGAAAGCCGATCAGAACTAATAGGCAATTATTATGATGAATACAATCTTAGCTTATCCGCAAAGCCAACTCAACACGCCTAAGCAAGTGTCCCGACGTTTATTGTCTGACTGGTGCCGCCTCGTGGGACATCACTCAAAATACAACGCTCGATGCTCTCCGAACTACCGCCCTCATGTGTCAGCCACAAAAAGCCAATTTATACCGCTTTCAGTCATAAATTAGAAAGCTTGGTTATCCACAGCCACTTATCCACAAAAAACAGCAAGGCGAAGCCGTCAGTTTTAGACGCTTCGCCTCGTTTTATTCTCTAAAGCCCTAAAAGCCGAGCGGCGCGGTGCAGATTAGATAATATATGTTAAATAGGCTGAAAATTTAGAATGTTAACTTCCAACGGCAACGAGGAACGGCTGCCAATTGGAAGCCGTTCTTGTATCTAAATCTAGATTCTCACTAATTCCTTCAGCAAAGCAAAAATATCAAGAAATATGCGAAAAGCTGCCGTTAAAAGCTCTAATAACTTTAAGATGGTTTTCATAGTTAACTCCAAAAAAAATCAGGAGTTAACTATTCTATACACGTCTGAATTTAGAACCACAACATGAAAATATTATATCTAGCAGAGAGAGCTATGATGACTTACCCAGTTTTTCAATCGTAGACCTCACGTCTTCTACATACTCTAAAGCCGCTGAAACTGCATGCGAGGTTTTAGGTGGGACGATGTCATTTACTGACAAACACCCCTCTAATGCGAAAAGAATCCCTGTTACTTTATCGAGCTTATCTGTTAGTAGGTCGATGTAATCAAGCGCATCCATTGTTTCATTTTTGTTCATGTAGTAAGCCTTTATAATTGCTTTTAGAGTTATTTATATTATTTGTGCTAGTCCTTTAAACTGGCGTTTTTCTTACACTTAGCCTTAACTAATTATTATATTATCAGTATTGATTTATTAGGGCGCAGGGGAGGATGTGACGGATAAGATTGAACATAATTAATTTACCAAATGTTTATTTAAATTATGGTTTCTTATCGAATTAATCATCGATTAAACAATGATATGCATATGCTTGATTTGTTAAATAGATCTCGCTCCACTATTTTTTCTTATACGTCTTATTGGGCGTTTTTTTCGGTTTAATATTTCACATTCGAGGTCGGGTAAATGCAAAAATCCTCACGAATCATAGCCGTATTGAGACGGTTTCGTGAGTTGGCAGGGTTAACACAGAAAGAAATGGCAATAAAAACAGGTATTTCCAAGACGAGTATTCAAAGGATTGAGTCGGGTTCTGTAGAAATGAAACTGAGCCAGTTAAGCCGATATCTGAAGGTTTTAGATTTAACTTTGATTGATATCGAAATTGCAACACAAAGCGGAGATTATGCAGTAGAGAAAGAAATTGCAGCCGCATCGAGGCTGCTAACGATGAAAGAGCGTAAAGCGCTATTGAGGTTTATTCAAGATTTGAGGGAGTAGATCAATTAGGGAGTTTGATAGTTTACATATGTCTGCGACCAGTGCCAATTCATCGGCGCTTGCTATTCCGTATTTAATGTAATCGAGCGTATTAATATCGATGTTTTTCATTTTTTTTTCAAGTTGATGCGTCACTGCTTCAAGTGACAGTGTAGCGTTATTATGTTTCATCCGTGTATTCTCTATTTTTGTGTCCGTATGTCATTAAATTATATCCACAACAGTAAAATTACCAATATTAAAAGTTAACTATGGTTTACTTTTGTGACCTGTGAGGCGCTGTTTTTCTGCTCTAAGTTGTTTTCTTTCTGATTTTTTTACTAGGGATATTTTGGGATGATAGTTAACCTTCTTCTTTTTTTTTATGTCAGTGTTAACTTTGATTAACACCATGAGTGGGCTAGTTAAAGTGTTAGTTAAATGACGGTTTGTGGTTAGGGATTTATCGGGAACGTTACATCGTTGAAGCCTTGCAATTTGGGGCTCTTGCGGTATTATTACACTTAAGCATTGCGGGTATTTGTGGCTCGCTAAGCACTAAGCTTCCTGTAGGTTTTGTGTCAATGCTAGGCGACAAGCTGTGGTGGCTACGCCGCACAAATCAAGAAGAAGGGGCTGCATTTATTGCAGCCCCTTCTTCGTTTCTGCTCTCTAAAGTGTTTAACCTTTGATAGCAATTCCCCTCTCTGGCTAATGTTGTTTTCCATCCTTTTGATAGCAAATGTTTGTCTCGATGCGAACCGGCTTTAAATGTTTTGATAGCAAACGGTTTTTTATACATCAAGCCGCTTTCCGTCTTGACGGTTCGATCTGTCCATGTATTATTAAGGGGTGTTGGCAAAATCCAGCACCGAGATTAGAACCCTCGCAATTATTCTCAACATGGCGAAATACACGCGCCTTTCTTGCGTGTTTTTTTTCGCGTAAAATCAGTGCATCCAAATTATGGTGGGCTGGTTGAGGCTGCTTCGGCAGGTCGCGTGCATGTTGTGCGATAGGTTCTAACCTTGATCAGCTCGCCACCACTTGATATTAGAACCATCATTGGCGGCGATAAACCAACTTAGATTTGGATATCAACATGCTAAAGCCTCTTATACTTGCACCCTCCTTTGAGCGTTCAGACGCGCTCAACACTCGCCTTTGCAAAATCAATTCAACCTTAGTTATTCTAGAAATCGCGCTTGAATCTGAGCCGAGAGTCGATCACGTTCAAAACGTTGTTAGCCTTGTAGCCGAGCAAGTTGAGAAATGCCAACAATTAAATCGTGGCAATAATCAACTGACTAAATAAGCTGCCTTTAGCGGCTTTTTTGTGCTCTGAGTCTTGGTTATGCAGTTCTGGAAAACGCGGCATCGAATAAGCACTTGATCGTATTCGTGATCCTATGTATGTTTAACAGTGTCGGATTAACCACCGATGACCAAAACACAAAAACTTTACAGGAATTTATCATGCTTAAGGCTATTACTGCGCTTAAGTTCGATCCTAAACAGGGTGCGCAAGAGCAAACTCTCTTTATCGAACAGCTAATCAACACTCTTACTCTTTCTTTAATTGCTAATTTCGTGCAATCAATTTCGTGCATCTCCCTTTTCGCTATTGCTTGCAATAGAAAGCGTTGTCTTGTTGTTGGGGGGGCTCTGTAATGGCAGCCAAAACAGCAAAAGAGCGAGCAAAAGCGAAGGCGTTAGCGGTTAGGTTAGCGAAACGTGACTTTGAAAACATCAATGTTATCAATGACTTTTTAGGTACGGACTTTGGGCGTAAAACGAGCGTTCAAATGCGTTATGTAAGACGCGTGATTGATAGCTGCCTAGCGAACGAGCGACCTTTCCCCAATTCTCAGTACATGCGTGTTGATGGCTATACGAACGCGATTAAAGTTCATTGCGTTTCTGTGATGTGCTTAGACTTAGCGACAAACACCGTCGTCGGCTTCGATAAAACAGCGGGCGGGCTTGTTCCTGCGGGCAACTCACTATTTGTTAACATGTTGAACATGCCTAGCCGAACGGTTGATGAAGCAGTAGCCACGCTTAAGCGTATGGGTGTTTATTTATCGAACGAACGTTATAAATATACGATTGATGAGCTTGGGCAAAAGATTTTTGAAGGTGCTCATTCAATAAAGCGCGTGTGTATGGGTGTGTTTAAAGTGTTTGATTTAGATGAAGCTTTAACCAAAGCGGTGAACATCGCAAAAGCCAAACTTAAGCAATCACAAGAAAGCAAGGCGAAAACCGCCGCTATGACAAAAACAAAGACGAATCTTGACGGCAGTTACGCTGCTGCTAACGCTAAAATTAGTTCGAATCGAAGCTTAAAAAGAGCCAAGGCCGTACAGAAGAAAAAGCTTGGCTCTTTACATGCATTTAAACCTAGCCGGATGACTAGCAACACACAAGCACAGCTCGATGCTATAGCGAGCGGTGCGACCTTTGAAGAAGTCAGAGGGCAGTTCGCCCCTCAAGTCGATAACTGCGACGATATACCCCACTAACTACTCCCTATTTTAAACCGTCTTAATTGGCGGGGATTTCGCACGCCTAAACAAAAATACCACTAATAAACCAATAACTTACACTGAAACTTGATATAATTAGAGGGTTAATTACGTATAATTCCCCGTTATTTCGTGGTTTTAAATGGCCTATCGTTCCGTATAAACTTATGCACATTTATCTTGCGTACTGCCTCCCTTTTTAAGTTGCGCCCCTTCTAAAGACACAAGAAAAAGATATTAGACATTTATAATGCCCCCCTTTTCAAGTTCGCAAGCTCACAGACGGGAGGGATTAGTACAGCGCACTGGATAAGTTCAACACTTAAAATAAGATCGCTGGTTCTTTCTTTTGTCATTCGACAGGAACCTAAACAGCAATCTAAAAATTTAGTGGAACCGCTTAATAAAAATTACCTTTGTCTCTACCTCATCACAAGACATGGTCTAGCAGGAGGTAAGCCTTTTTCTATTTCTAGCTCCTTACAGGCTGATAGAGCAACGTGTCCTTAAATGCCTCACGTGGATGATTCACCGCTCGCAAGCTCGCTCCATGCCCTACGGTCATTATATGAGTGCGTTGTGAGGTTAGCTAAACGCTCACTTATTACGACTAAATCCGACTTGTTTCGCTTTGTGGCCAACATAGTTATATGTGTCTATTACCTTTAACCCCCAACTAGTGTTAAGCATAGTTTTCATAATCGTCCTTATGATTTATTGTGTGCTAGATAATTACCATCTAGTAAGGCTTTAAAAGTATGAGAACAATAACAGTGAACATTTCCGAGGCAATCATAAAAGAAAAGTCTAATGATTATTCAATCAAAGAGCTTAACGACGCTCGTTACCCTATTCGGTTTCGTTATCTATCCGACCGAACAAAAGGTTCATGGTTTTATGATGGTGGAAAGGTTCGCTATAAATGGATAGGCCGTTGGCCTTTGGTTCGTATGGCCAATATAAAATCAATGCTTCCTCAAATTGAAATCAATTTAGCGTCAGGTATGAACCATGAAGCGGCGGTTATTGGACATTTCGAGACGGTTTCCGACCTTTTGAAATGGCATCTTTCACAAGCTGTCAAAACAAGGGCGCTATCTCAGCTAAGAAAGACAGGTATTAAAAGTATCATTAATTGTAATTTACTGCCGTATATCGGATCGATGTATCTGAGTGATATTGCGCGGCCTGTGCTGCTTGAGCGTTTCTTTACGCCGATTCAAGCTGATTACTCTATCTCGACTGTGTATTCAGCTTGGTGTGTGCTTAAAAGCGCATTCAGAGCTGCTTGTGCTGCTGATCTTCTTCCAGTGAACCCAGTTGAGGGGATGAGAGTTAGTGACTTTGTGAAGGAAAAAATAAAACCTAAAGCTTCGAAGTTGGAAGAACGCCATTTACCCGTGCTCTTTTCTAGCTTGACTGATAGAAAATATAATTATGATTCAATGCTTGGGTGTTTAATTCTTTTGCATGGTACTCGTATAGGTGAAACCCGACAGGCTCGATGGGATCAATTCGATTTCATTGATAACACTTGGAACATTCCCGAATCGATCACAAAGGGGGTATGTCCTGCCTTAAAGGTGATGTTGACGGAAACCTCAATCGAATTATTAAAACGCCACAAGGAATGGCAAAAAAAGCGAGGCTATAACGGGGTATGGTTATTCAAAGGGAGTGAGCGTAGCCCTATGACTCCTAAACAGGCAAACGATGCTATTCAGCGAGTTAGTGACAGAAAGTGGACGGCTCATGACTTAAGGAAGGCATATCGAGACGTGCTGACAGAGGTCAATACAGATTCATTTGTGGCTGAAAGAATGCTTAACCACTCGTTAACAATGGTTCAGAAAACATACAACCAGAAGGAGCAAAGCACCAAGGCTAGACAAGCCAATGAGAGGGCGCACGAATGGATTCTTAATCGAATTTAGAGAAAAAAATACTACGCTCACACCAAGATCATATACAGATCTTCAATCTCGTTGAGGTCTTACTCTTATTGCTATCTAAGGCGGTCGAGGTTTTTATAGTAAGGGACTATAAAAAAGGGCTCAAAGTGTTAACTATAGTTTGCTTTTTGCTTCTTTAGCTTTGTGTCACTCTCTTTTAATACGCGTCACGCTGTCACTAATAAAACCTTATCGCGCCTTGCTGTGTATGGCTTGGCGCTTATCAATAGCCCTTGTTCTCCCTGTCATTTCCCCCCAAAAGTAAAAAGGTACTCCGAAAGCTATATATAAATACTGGCGGGGCAAAGCCCCCGTGTTTGGCTAAGTTAATTTTGAGCTATGGAGATCAACAATGATTTTGTATGTACATGATTTTTATAGAGTTGAGGGTGTGAGGGCTGATCACTTTACTTGCGATAAATTGATCTTTGATTTGCGAGTTGACGATAGTTAACTAATCGAGTGGTTTGTGGCTTTGAAGTTGCTTAAAGTTAACTTATTGGGCATTATCTTTCCACAGCCACCACGAAAGAGAATTATTAACAAATGAGTAACAATAATATCGTTATTAAACTTCATGATTCGTTAAGCAAAGCGACAGCACAGAAATTGTATCCGACAGATATAGCTTTTTTACTTGGCTACGGTGCTACGCAGATTAAAGACTATTTTAAATTTGCTAAGAAAGGAAAGATTAGTAAACCGAATAAGCGTTTGGAACGAGCCGCATTGTTGGCCTATAGACTCGGTAAGGTCGAGGGCTTTGAAACTCTATTCCCGTTAATACCTAAATTGGCGGGTGATCTGGACGATGCTGAATGGATGAATAGAACAGCTCGCCGCATGGATAAAATGTTACGAGTTGATCAGTCTATCGTGGGGCAGTTAGATTTAATTGAAGAATCAAAAAAGCCGGAAAACGACGACCAAATAAAGTTATATTTCGGGTACTGTTCACCACTCGCGCTTAATATGATTGAGTCCGATATTTCACAGGGACATATTTCAGAAAACTATGATGCATTAATCGAACAGCTTTATGCCATGTTTGGCAAGAAAGGTCATTACGAGTTCGCCCAAGTTAAAGCCGCTCTTGTGGCGCTTGAATGCCCCGACATGGTCGGTGAAGTGGCGAGCGCTGCGATTGCTCCTAAAGTGTGTGAGAAACTAGTCGTAGAACTATTAAGCCACAAAGTGAAAGATTCAGGAGTCCTAGGGGCTATTGCTTTGAATATTACCAAGGGGTGTGATTCGTTAGAAATTAAGGGGGTTAGCCATTCAGCGCTTGAGAGCTTCGTTCGTTACTTGTCTGTAGATCATCCGCGTCCTGATAAGTTGAAAAGCCTAAGAGTTATGAAAGCCGAACTTCATGAAAGCGAGTTCATTCAAGAGTTTTTGCCTGAGCATTTAAAGCCGGAAAACGACGACCAAACAAGTTGTATTATGTGGCCTTCCTTTGTGACGAAAGCAACTCGTGAGGCGCTGAATGGCTTTGAACCTAAAGCTTTAAATTGGGCGTTATCGCACAAAGGTGAAAAGGTGGTCTCTCGTCTTCTGGCGGGTTATGTGAAAGAGGCTAATGCGCTGAAATGAATATGACAAAAGAAAACTTATTCTAATCCGAGGCGCTGCATTTCAGTTACGTTATGAAAATTATCGTAGGTCGGCAAAGATGCGCGATCAAGTGAAACGTATAACAGGTCGATTGAAAACCAATGTGGTAAGTGGGGGATTGAATGGATAGAAGATACGAACAGCTATCTACGGCAGCTAGGGCGTTAGTTGAGCGCCCTCGGAGTAAGAAAGCGTTAGCTGTCTTGGAAGGATTAGTGACACGTAAGCAATGCAGAACGTGTCTTAAATCATTGCCCCTCGCGTCTTTTGGTGTGCAGGAGGGGTCATTTGATGGTCTTCGCCCACATTGCAAGAAGTGTCGAAGTGAGGCACGCCTCTAAATATTTAAATCCAGCAATGACAAATAACTGCTATCTTGTTATAAAGGTAAAATGATTATTTGATATCATTTTATCTTTATATAAGGTTGTGAGCATGACTGTTTACTGTGTTGCAAATACAAAGGGTGGCTCTAAAAAAACGGCGACCGCTATCAATTTAATTCCTCACTTAGGTCTGGATTATGTAGTTGATCTCGATAAATACCACGCCCTAAAAAATATCCTCGCTCTCTCTGATAATTCGATTGATGTTCGAGTGCCTACCTCCGTGAAAGAGATCATAGATTGGGCGGATGAAGGTAAAAATATTCTGTTTGATTGTGGGGGCTTCGATTCTGATTTTACGCGCACGGCTTTAAGTCAGTCTGATGTTATTATCACGCCCTCCAATGACGACCCAACAGAGCAATTTGGATTACGGCACTTTAACCAAGCGATGGAACAAGTGTCAAAAATGGTTAATGAAAAGCTTGTCGCTAAAGTATTAATCTCGGGTGTGCATCATGCGCGTTCTGACTTCTCTATGATGAAAGAGTTTGTCGATGGTCTAGATCACCTTGAGCTACTCCCTGTTGTCATTCCTTTTTCGACTAAGATACCCGCCGCTCAGTTTTCTGGAAAGGCTGTGGCCTCGGGTACGCTTGCGGCAAAGTTTAGCGCGCTTGCTAAACACATAAAGATTGATTGATATCAAAGTTAAATGCAATCAAGACATTAAGAAATCAAGACATTAAGACATTAAGACATTAAGACATTAAGACATCAAGATATAATGATATCATTATATCTTGATGTCTAAGGAGTATGAAATGGCAAAGCGAGCAATAGTGGCACAGGTAGAAGCGCCCCTTAAGGACTTAGAGCAGGTTGAGGTTAAACCAACAGAGACTTTCGATATTATGGTTCGAAACATACCTGATCAGGCTGAATTAGATTTTTTGATGATAAAAAAGAAACTTAAAGCTCAAGGTATAACCACTCTTGCGAATGGCGACCGAATTTCCCTTAGTGGTTATATGAAAGAGGCTTTTATTGAAAAACTAGCAAAGGAGCTAAAAGGTTAATTCTTAGCTAATTTTTATTGTACAAAAGGGGGCGGAAACCGCCTCTTATTTCTTCAAGTTTGCAGACCAAATCGCCCCGATTACTTTTCCCACGACGATAGGTTCGTCGATCGGTGCGTAGTTCTCATTGTCGGATAGAGCATAACCCGCCGCCCAACGTCTGAAAAAATATTGTTGTCGATTGCCAACAATGACCAATTCACCATCTTTTGCTGAAACCGCAGGCTCAACAATGATTTTTGAACCGATAGGGAAAGCGGAATTTGAGCTGATCATTGAATCGTCCCTAACTTCCAATGCAAACGCAAACTTACTTGCTCCCTCCGCATACGTTACATGACCTACCGGAATTCGACGCTTATTCTTCAATGCGATCCATTCGAATTCAGGAATATACGTGCAAACATCGGGGTCATTCAGTTTTGCGGTGGCGGATATAACGTCGTCCATCGTAACGCCCATCTTAGCTAAGCAGGAAAAAAACTTACTTGCTGTCAGCTCTGAGTCGCCCGTTTCGAATCGAGAGATAAAAGAGCGGCTTACAATCTCTTGAAAGGCATCTTGTTGGTACTTTTTCGCTTTTCTAATCTCTCGAAATATCTGATTAACTCTAATCTTTTTAGTGTTCATAGTGTTCAGCTCGCAATGTATTGTCTTGTTTAATACACATTGTGGTCTGTTTTTTACGGAATGTTAACCTCACGCTTGTGATGGGTCTTATTTTGGTAACTAAGCTTAACTTTTTGTGTGATTTTACACTGTGCGTTGTGTATAGTTTTCACTATGTTGGTCTTATGAGGTTTCGATGCATGTTTGAACGTAGGGAAGATGTGATTATTATTACAGCGACGCGAAACTGGTTGCAAAACAGCAACCATTCACAAGCTGAGTTTGCTACCGAAATGTTAGCGCCAAATGTTAAGTCGCAAGAACCACAAGGTGATGAAGTCAGTTATACAAAATGGCGTCAAAATATTACTCAACGTGTGAGCTGCATTATGACAGGCAAGCAACCGTTCCCTTTAACGTGGAAATGGGCGTGGATTGAGGCTTTGCCTGACGAAGTCCGAAAAGTGGTTGAGAGTGATATTGCGTCGTTATCTGGATATCTTCACGTCATGCCCACGCTCGAAGGCGCTGATACCGTAGAGGCAAACACGGCAAAAATTTATCATGACTTTTCACATTTAGTGAAAAATTCAGAGTCATCTCATGATGGGGTTTACGATGAGAGCGACGACCTAAGTGTTGCGAACGTTCAAGCTGACGCAACATTAGATCTCATTGAAACGCTTATTGATGAACTTAAGCGCCTTCATTTGGGTACGGGGGCGACCGGAAGGGTTCGACATATTAATCAGCTTAATGACATGTTAGGTGGCCTATGTCCGAAGAACAGCAAAGAGAAGTGATCAGGGATGCTCTTATGGCTGCATTTGCTGACTACAAGGAAGCCACGGGGGGCGCATACAATGACACAGGAGTTATTAATACTTCGGGGTATGCTGTTATCGCTAACGCAATGAATGCACAGCAAACGCGCCCGAGAGGGGTATCAAAGGAAAATTGTTCGTCGGATATATTCGAGCATATCAGGCTATTGAGAGCGGTAAAAAGCCTACCTAGTCATTATCAAAAGTGGCTAAAATTTCGATACGGAGAAGATAATAGCCGTCACCTAGCACAAGATATGATCGAGTTAACAGTGAGCGAGTTAGATTTTGCAACAGGTAGACCAGAAAAACGCCGTCGCTTAAAGCAGCTTGTAACCACTTGGGTGTTTTCTCGAAGTCAGTTTGTTGAGTTGTTACAGAAAGACATCATTCAAGCGTTAAGCATTAACCGAAATGCTTTCTTGAAGACTTACAGCAAGGCATCACGTCGCATTGATGAGCATTTATTAGAGCTTGATAGAAAAGCGTTAGACGCGCTGTATGATAGCCTTGAAAAAAATAGTGGTAGCAATAGTTATCCTGGTAAGTTCTCGATAACTTCCTGATTGATAGCAAAAGCGGTTGCTGAAAAAAGCCGGCAACGCACAAAGTGATAGCAATTAAGAATCCGAGCATCAAAAAAATGAAAATCCACCAATTGTACCAATTATAAAAAGTTAACTATACTTAACTTTTCATTTACAAGGTGTACATGATTTGATAGGATTTTCCTATCGTGAGGACTTTCCCGCGATTCAGCTCGCAAAGCTTGTAGGCCGCCTATTTGGGCGGCCTTTTTATTAGAAAAAACTTTAACTGAGAATGAATAATCGAGGGGTAAACAATGTAGTTAATCACTCCCAAGGGGGCAGGTGACGATAACTGAACGGGCAGACTATTCGTTCGTCACGGAAACCAATCTTGCGATAGTCATTATCTGGACAACCCACCGGACTCTGACAAACCCGAACCAACTAACGAAAAAAGTCGATAGATGTGTAGGTGGTGCATTGGGTTGTGCATGTTCAATCGGCGTTACACAGAAAGGTCAGCTAAAGCCAACCTTTGTATTACTAGGTCATTTGTTTGTTTTTAAGCCCCTACTCATTCTGGTTAGGGGTTTTTTTATGGGTGGAATATGTGGGAGCCGGAAAATGACGCGGTGAAATTATGGTTATTTGCTTCACTGTTTATATCTGCGGTCGTGGGTAAGTATCTAAAAGAAACCGAAACAATAAAGCCTCAATTCTTTTTTGCTGAATTACTGATTTCTATCGCTTTATGCGGTGTTTGCTATGCGTTCGGCTTAATGAGTGAGTGGGATTACCCCGAGCTAGTGGTTTACGGCGTGGGGTCAGCTCTAGGGCAAATACAAATCTTCAAATTCGTCGCACAGCAATTCACTAAGCGATAAGGGGGTATATATGCACGGGTCACTATCACCGGACAACTTGAAAGAGCAGTGTTATCTCGTTGGCCGTAAGGTTTTTAATTCTCGCCATTTAGGGCGTCTCTTATGGTCGCTTGTGTTGCAAGAATCAAAAGCCGGAACGGAGAAAAGCGAAAACGGCGGCGTTTGTTCCATCAGTCACGCTCACTATGAGCAGATGATCAAACATAGTCAGTTTTATCGATATGAAAAGCGAATCATCACTGAAACGGGGTTGAATATCCGTTTTATTTCGTTCGACAAGTTGGCGACGTGTCCCGAGCTATCTCTCATATTTGCGGCGGCGTGGTTCATGGCGAACGCTTCTCGTATTCCGAAAGATGAGGCGCAGCAAACGCAGTTGTTAAGCCGTTATTGGGCGCACTTCTCGCCGAGCATTCATTAATAGAAATTAGTAAAACGCCCTTAATTTCGGCGTTTTGCTAATGGTTATTAAGTGGTGGATTGATGAGTACAAAACAATCATTTCCGCTCAACTTGACCGACGCGGCGGATTATTTCGAAGCGTCCCGAAATACGGTCGCAAAAGCGGTCAAAAAGAACAAGCTTAAGCCCGTGAAATCGAAAGGCAACACGCATTGGTATGAATTGAAAGATCTTGCGAAATGCCTTATTCGAGCAAAAACCGTCGTTCGTTCAGATCAAAACACGTTCGACACTCAGGAGTTAAAGCGAATTAACAGCGCAAAGGCTGAGTTTGACGGTGATATGAAACAATTTCACGCCTATGAGCAAGCGTTAATGGCGAAACAACGCCGCCATGCCGAAGCTCTTTTGTTGTTGCCCTCCGATAGCGTGGTCGCCGTCTATGGCTCTGTGTTTTCTCGCGTGAGTAAGGTTATGCAAAAGCTACCGACCGCCGCCGAGAAAATTTGCCCTGATTTTACCCGTGAACACGCCGCCGAACTTGAAAGCGTTTGTCGTGATGAGGTGAAAACCTTGTTCATGGAGGCTAAGGAGTTAGCAGACGATGCCGAACAGCGATTACATGACAATAGAGGCGATGATTAGAGAGTCGCTTTCCGTCCTCGATTTTGAGGATATCGACCCAGTTGAAGCAATCGACAAATATCTCTATATCGCCGACGGTGGCGGCTCAATGGCTAAATTCAAAATAGACATTGCGCCTTATATGAGAAAACCCATTTTAGCCGCGTTTGATCGCCGCTATGCGGGGGTTGTGGTGTGTGCTCCGGCGCGTTCCTCTAAATCTAAGTCAATGATTGAGGGTGTTTGCTTTTATCGCTCATGGCAGCAACCGACCGATATTTTAGTCGCGTTTGCCACAGAGAAGACCGCGAACACTTACAGTAAAAAAGAGTTTGGACGCATGATAAGCGCGACCGAGCCGCTTAAAAAACTCGTTACGAAGAAAGCAACCGATCAGGGTATCGTCGAAAAGGTGTTTCGGAATGATGCGCGCATTTATTTTCGGTCGGGTACAAACGACGCCTTTTCCGCTCTCGGTTACGGTCTTGTAATCATTACCGATTACGACCGCGCACCCGACGACGGGACAGGCTCGGGCGATAGCGAGGGATCAAAGTTTCACCGTGGCGTGAAACGTACTTTACAAAGCGGCTCGGCGGGGAAGTGTATCGCCGAAAGCTCACCGTCGCGAATGCCGACGAAAGAGCAAGATAACCTAGAGCCTCACGAACTGCCGAGAGGTGGCGGTATTGCGGGTTTATTCAATGACGGGAATCGTCAATGGTATTACTGGCAGTGTCCCGAGACGGAAAGCGGCGAGCACTGGTTTTTTGCTTCACAAGATCACCTCGTTTACGACCCCGACGAAGACGTTAAACCGTTTGTTCGTTGCCCTCATTGTGGGCGAGAAATACAGTTTCACGAGCGGCGGCATTTAGTCGGCGATTATATGTTTCCGCTTGAAGTTGATAAGGACGGAAAGCGTCTCGAAGTCGAATACCCCAAAAACCCGATAGCCTCGTTTCACTTCGAGGGTGTGGTCGCCGCGTTCAATACGTGGGAAACCATGATGAACGAATATTACTCGGCGTTAGAGCATTACAACAAAACGAACGATGAATCGAAGCTGCAAGCCTACGAAAACACGTCACGCGGTCGCCCTTACATTCCTAAAATGCGAGATACCGACCTAACAACGGAAATACTCAAAGAACGCGTTCACGATTTTATGTTGCCTCAAGGCGTTGTCCCTAGTGATGCGCGTTTTGTGATTGCAACCGTGGACGTTCAAGGCGGCGTGAACTCTCATTTCGATGTTCAAATCACCGCCGTTAATGAGTTTCTACAGTGGCAACCTATCGATAGTTTTAAAATTCTAGAGAACCCGAACCGCGTCAAGGCGGGTAAAGCTCAACGGATACAGCCGCACGTCTACCCCGACGATTGGCAAACCTTGTTCGATATGGTGATGTTGCGCGAATACAAAATTCAAGATTCGAATAAGACCATTATCCCCGCGATAACGCTATGTGACTCGGGCGGTAGTGCCGACGATAACGGCGAGGGTAATACCACGTTTAACGCTTATAACTTCGTTCGTCGTATGCAGATGAAACAAGCCGATAAGCGGTTTTTGTTGGTGAAAGGTAATCCCCGAGCGTTTAAAGATGCTTACCACGACGGAATGGCAAAAATCACTTATCCGAATTCGGAAAAAGACCACGCTTACGCCGCTCGTAAAGATATTCCACTTTTAAACCTTAACTCGAACGTGCTTAAAAACACCGTTTACACGTCCCTTAAAACAGAGGGTACAGACGAGCGATTGTCGTTTAGACCGCCGCTTGAGTGGGTCGATAACGAATGGTTCGAATCGTTGTTATCGGAAGAAATAGACGATTACGGTCGTTGGGTTAAAAAGAGTTTCAACCGACCTAATGAAAATTTTGATCACGCTCAATATACCTTTGCCGCGTTTTATCACCTCGGATTGTTCACTTTGGACTTTTCGAAACCTCCGGCGTATGCGCGACCTCTTGATGATGCTAACAGCAACGTAAGCGAAAAGGGCGGTCACAGTATTAAATCGAAAACAAAACGCCGTAGAAAGCCAACTAGAGGGGGAGACTCGGCAAAATGGCATTAACTAACACACTAAATCAACGCCTCGCTAACTATTTAGCGATGGAAGCGAAAATTCTTACCGAGTTTCAATCCTGCGAAGACCCCGACTTTGAGGCGCGTATCGCTTACCCGAACCTAAAGCAAATTCAATCAAGCATTGAGTCGTTACAGGTTCAGATTAAGCAGCTAGAAAAGCCGAAGCCGAGACGCCGACAATATGGGGTTAGATTATGAAGTTAAACGCACTTGATAAAATCCGATCATATACGAGCTCTAGCGCGGCGGTAGAAATCGCAAAGAATCGCGCAATAGTGGCGCAGTATGAGACGGTTTCCGGCTCGGATCGAAAGGTTGGAAAGTCTAATTTTTCGGTTAAGAAATTGGCGGAGATATCGCAAAAGCCCCTCGCCGAACAAGCTCGATACTACGAGGAAAATTTCGGCGTTGTTGCTGCGATGCTCGACGAGCTAACAAAGAACGTCGTCGGGAACGGAATCAACGTAAACCCATTACCTAAATTGCAGAACGGACAACCCGCCTCGGGTTTAGCAAGGCAATTGTCGAAAATGTACGAATTACATTCTCGCAATTATTGCATGGACGGACGAACGCAACGTTTTGAAGCGGAACGCTTGGCACTTAGATCGTTTATTCGTGACGGTGAGGTATTCGCTAGAACGTACACCCTCGGCGCACATGATTATCTAGGCGCGGCGAAGTGTGGTGTTGAGCTCTTCGAGTTTGACCACATCGACCCAACGCTAACCGATAAAGCTCTAAACATTCACAACGGAATAAAGCTCGGCAAGTACAACCGAATCGAATCGTATTTGTACAACGCAGACCCGAGCGCGTTCGGTCAGTCTCCGATAGTGATTCCGTCGGGTGAAATTATCCACTTAGCAAACCGTAATCGAATCGGAATGCTTAGAGGGATAAGCAAACTCGCTCCGGTGCTTGGTGATATTGCCGACCTTGCAAACTACAAGGAAGCGACACAGCTCGCACTGAAAGCCGCCGCACGAATCACAATGATTCACGAAGTCTCGGACACAAGTTTAGTCGAAAAGCTCACCGAGGAAGATGAGCCCGTAGATATCGAGTTCGGTTATTCCACGGTTCAACAAATACCGAAAGGCGACAAGGTAGGTATTTTCGAATCGGCGAAAGGCGTCGGCGATACGGTCAAAGCGATTTTATCCCTACAGCGACAAATCACGTCGGGCGTGGGTGTGAGTCATAGCTCAACGACTTCGAATTATGAAAGGTCTTACTCGGCACAGCGTCAAGAGTTGATCGACCGTTGGGCGGGTTACATGGTTTTGAGAACCTTACTCATTAACTATTTTTGCCGTCCGACTTATGAGCAGTTCGTTAGCGCGGTATTCGCGCAAAACCTTTTAGATATCCCTAGCGACTTAGATTTTTCAACGCTTTTCAATGCTGAGTTTACGGGCTCGGTTATGCCGTGGATTGACCCGAAGAAAGAAGCGGAAAGTTTAAAGATTCTCATGAGTGCGGGTTTGTTGCCTCTCTCGTTGGCTCTCGCTCAGCGTGGTTTAGATATCACCAACATTTTAACCCGTTATGCCGAAGACCGACGTTTACAAGACGAGCTCGGGCTAGACGACATTAACTTTATTGAAACCGCCACAGCAAACGCCACAGGGGGAAACAATGGCAAAGAATACGACAAAGCCGCGTAAATGGTTTGATTTGGTGGCAAGCGTTGAGAGTAACGCACCCGTCAAACTCTATTTATACGGCAATATCGGTTGTTACTACATTGAAGCCGCCGACATGATTAACGCTCTCGCCCCACACGCCGGAAAGGATATCGAGTTACACATTCTTAGCGACGGCGGTTCAGTGTGGGAGGGCGTCGCGATACACGGCGCATTGAAAGACCACGCCGGAAAAATTACGGGAATCATCGACAGCGTGTGCGCCTCGATTTCGTCCCTAATTGCAATGGCTTGTGATGAGCTACTTATTCGACCGTTTGCTCAAATCATGATTCATGAGGCGAAAGGCGGCTCTTACGGAAGCGCGGAACAGCTACGAATCGACGCCGCCGCATTCGATGAAATGAACGACTCAATGGCGGAAGCGGTCGCCGCTAAATCAGGAAAGACCGTCGAAGACGTTCGAGCCGATATGAAGTCCGATTTTTGGTTACGCGGTCAAGCCGCCGTCGATTATGGGATTTGTGACGCGCTCTATGGTGCGGAGTCAGACGAACCCGCCGCAATGAGTGAAATGGTTGCCTCTATTGGTGGCGTCCCGCCGCTTAATAACCTCGAAAAACTTAACGCCCCCGCCGAACTGGTGGCGATGTTCAGTAAACCCCAACAGGCCGCGACGCCTACACAATCACCCAAGCCGGAAAGCGACCCGCAACCGGAAGCAAAAACAGGTAACGAAATGACAGACGCAGAAAAAGCAGCAATGAAAAAAGAAGCTATCGCACAAGGTCGCAAGGACGAAGCACAGCGCCGTAACGGTATCGGTGCAAGTTTCCGCGCACACCTTAAAACCGACGCCGTGACCGCACTCTTAAACAAGTGTTTAGACGACCCAGAAATGACGCTAGAAATGGCAAACACAAAGTTAGTCGCTCAACTAGCGGTACAGACTAGCCCAGAATCAACGCCGAACCCGACCGCTCCTAAAGTCGAAGCAACCGCAAAAGCTCGTAAATACTTAGCTCAATCTTTACACGCACAAATGGGTGCGAAAGTAGAGTTCGACAAAGAAAATCCTTATCGCTATATGGGAACGGTCGAAGCAATTCGCGCCTCTATGCGTGATATGGGTCGCGGTGAAGAAATCGCGGGTATGAACAAAAACGAGCTAATCGCTCAAGCGTTTAATAATACGTCGAGCGATTTATCTCACTTGTTCGTCGAGGGCGTTAAGCTCGTTATTCGCGACGAAACAAGCGAGTTGCAACCGTGGCACTTAGGATTTGTAAAGCGTATCCCTCTAGACTTCGGTCGCCCAAATGGTCGCATTAAGACAACCGATAAAGAATCCCTTGCGATTCACACCGAAAACGGTGAGTTTCGTAAAGTGAAACTTGACGGCTCTCGCGAAGCGATGTGGCTTGATTCTTACGGTATCGAGATCGGCATTACCCGCGAACTACTGCAAGCGGATAACCTTGGCTTGATTCAGTCAGAAATTGCCGATTTCGTCCGTATTGCTCAACAGTTCCCACAAGAGCTATTGCTAGGGATGCTTTTAGAAAACGTGAACATGAGTGACGGCGACCCTATCTTCGCTAAGAAGTTCGATAACCTTTACACGGGCGCACTGGACGCGTCGAAGTTGGCGACGGTTTCCGGCGATATCATCGACACGCAAAGCGCCAAGAAACGCCCACTCGGTCTAATCCCTCAAGCGGTATTAACGAGCGGTCGTGAAAAAGCGCGCGTTAATGCAATGCTTAAAACCCCGATGATTGAAAATGTGCCAAATCTGGCTTATGAATCGTTCGCGGAATGTATCGCCGACGGTATGCTCGCGGGTTCGGGGAAATCCTTTTTCTTTGCGAATAACCGCCACACCTCGATCATTGAAGGCTATAACAAAGACGCCGACGGGATTCAAGTCGAAACTAAGTCCGAATGGAAAAGCGACGGTATGACCGTTCGTATTTGGACAGACACGGCGATGGACGTAGTATCGCGCAAAGGTTTGAAGTGTAACGACGCGAAAGCGTCTTAAACGAAACCTAACGTAAGGGGTCGGATTACGACCCCTATCTCATTTCAAAATAAAGAGAATTTATTATGCATCAGCAAGCCGAGGGTAAAAACCTCACTTTGATCGCAGCCGCTAAAATTACAAGCGGCGAACCTATGCTTTACGGCGCACGCGTTGTTATCCCGACGGTAACAGTCGAAGCGGGTCGCCCGTTCGCCGCCGAAACAAGCGGCGTATATCTAGGCGTAGAAGACCATATTGTCGACGGCCTAACGCCCGATTACGAAGGCGAAAATGCTTACTGGATTGTTGCTGATAGCAAGCTAACCACGGCAAAGACAACCGACAGTAAAGCAAATTTACACGTTGGTTACTTCGTGACGAACTTTAACGAGCAAGCTCTAGAGCTAGGCATTTAATGCAAGCGGCTATAAACGCCGCATTCGCTCGCTCTTGGCAAATCGGCACGGTTGAAACACCGTGCCGATATCGTTTTAAAGACGGAATTCACACCTTAAAGACGTTTTCCGGCTTGCTTGATAAGGGCGTCGTTTGCACTCATCCCGACGGGCAAAAATTTGAAGTAGTAAGCAGTAAGCAAGTGCTAGTTTCTACTTTTGAACATACGCTGCAATTTCTTAATCAAACTCCCGCCCATAACTGGACACCTCCACGATGATTAACGTTCATACGCAAGTTGAAGACGAGAAATACTTTCATCATAAAGACGTTGAAAAGGCAGTAACCAGAGCCCTAAAAATTGCCTCTCGTTGGCTTGCGCGTGAGTCACTAAAGCGAATTGGTAGAAAGCTAAGCATAAAGAATACAGCGGGTAAGCGAAGAGTAAGAATTAACAAGGTTGATAAAAACACGGGCGGCGTATGGTTCGGTTTGCAGTCCTTGTCACTCGCTTACGCAAGGAATTACGAACAAACATCATCAGGCGTTCAATCTGGTGATCGTTTTTACCGTGGCGCTTTCGCTCAGACGATGAGCGGTAGCCGTGAGTTAATCTGGCGAAGAGTCTCAAACAGAGCGACAGGCGGAACAAGGAAAAAGCGATCACCAAATGGGACGCGTCGAAAAAGAAAGTCACCAACTGTAAGAATCGTTCGTGAGGACGTTGGCGAAATATCGACGGTTGTTGATGAGCGAACGTTGCTTAATGAGTTGCAAGAGGTGTTCAAAGAGGCGTTTTTAAATGAGCTATATAAATAATACAGGCGACTACCTAGAGACGTTGTTTCAGTTCGTTAGTAACGCCGTCACTTCAAATGCAGAAGTCACTTATGACGATGAAAAACTACCCCTCAAAAAGCCGCTAATCATTTTAGAGTCACCGCAAATTGTCGAAACCTCTTTTGCGAATGATGGCCGACAGCAAGATGAGCTCGCAGTAAGCATTCTTGTAAAAGTGCCGAAGAGCATCGATAAGCCCAACATTGAAGCGCTGAATATCGGCGGTTTCTTACGTGGTGTCATTGTGAACGAGACGTTTTCCGGCTTTCTTGACGAAGACCACGATTGCGTTGATTACGCCCTAGACATTCAAGGGCAGCCGATTAAGTGGGGGCGCAGCGATAAGAGCAGTGACGCAAACTTATTCGGCTATGAAATCGTATTTTCTCAAGTTGTTCGCTATGGAACAGTCGAAGTTGAGCCGTTTGTTTTAAACCGCATTGGTATTGCCGAGAGCGACAAGAGCGAGAGTAACGTTTATGAGAAAGGCGATTCTTAAACTAATCGAAGAGGTTGACGGGCTAAAGCGACAGCAAAACAATTTAATTCGTCTCGGTAACGTTAAAGAGCTAGTCGGTAGAAAGGTTGTTGTTGATTACGACAAAGACAGTGACGACGACTACTATTCGCCGCAAATACCATTCGCCACAATATACGCAGGCGAGGTTCTAAACTGGCGAGCGCCTACCGTCGGCGAGCAAGTGATTGTGATTAACTTGTCAGGCGGTATCGATGAATCAAGCGCGATCGCAATACCATCACTTTATTGTGATGAGTTTAATCCCGACGACGACTTAGACCCCAATAAAACCTACACGACGTTTAATGATGTATTTCGAGTTGAGACAGACAGCGACGGCAATCACACGCTAACCGCGAAAGAGTCTATTTCGTTCATCACTAAAGCATTCACTATCAAGGCTCTTGATAGCGTTGAAGTAAGAACCAAATCATACAGCCGAACCGCAACCACAGCGACGACGAAAGGCAAGCATTCTCAGAATGGCAGTGTCGGAATCAAAGGCTCGCTCGACGTTAGCGTTTCAGTCAAAACCCCTGTTTTATCAAACTACGCCGGAACGTTCGCTATGGACGGAGGCGGTACGATCATGAATAGCGCCACGGTTAACGGCGTCGTGGTCGAGACTCACGTTCACTTAGTTGATAAAGAGGGCAAGCCGACGGAGAAACCCCAATGATGTTAAGTAACTTAGTTCATGGTTTGCGATTTAAGATCAAAGCAACAGGTGAAACAGGCTTGTTAATTGGTTCATACAGCACCGACGAAACGCGTGTTGTTGTCATGAACGGCTCACCACGGCTAACAAACAGGCTCGCTAAAACGGAAGTTGAGCGCGTTTAGTTAGTTAGCTGCAAATCTCGCTAACTGTAAGGCCATTTATGCAAGGTATAGACCCTAAGACAGGTTTAACGATAACAGGCGCGCAGCAAGCCGCACAGCGACTGCGGCGAGCAATAACAACTCAAATCGGCAGTCGTGAAAAACGGCGCAAGGTTGGCGGTGAGGTTAGAAAGCTCAACGGCGTCACTAGCGAATTCAATCGAATGAGGTTGATTAACAGGATTCATCGAATCCTCGCTAATCCTGCTAATGATTTATCGGACATCAAAAACCCCGTTTTGACCGTTAGCGTTGTTAACGCAGGCTTTCGCATTCAAATAGATTTTGATTACGACAATACAAAGGAGAGCGTGACGTTATGAGAAAGACGCCGGAAATCATAGAAACACCAGACTTTGAAACATTCAGACGTGATTTTGTAGCGTTCGCATTAACGACCTTAAAGAAAATCGACAGCTTTTCAGAGGTGCAGATACGAGATCTTATCGCTGCATTCAATAGCCCGAATGAGACAATCGCTATATGGACTGATTTGTTTATCTTGTGGCGTCAAACCGAAGTGCGAAACGATAATCACAAGGCGTTACAACAGTTCAGCGTAACAGTGACCGACGACGAAATGATTGATCTCGTTGTCGCTCGATTAGGTGTTAAGCGTCAAGTCATTCAAGAGGAAGATACGACGGTATTTCCTATCAAGCCCGAAATACTTGAATCAAATAAATCCGTTCTTGCTCGATACGCGGTCGCCCCTTACGGGCTATCGAGCACAGGCACTAGAGCGGGGTATAAATTCCATAGCTTAAGCGTTGGCGGTCGCCCGTTAATCGAAATCGAGACGCTATCCCCTGATAAAGTCACCATGACTTACACGTTTAAGCCCGACAGCAACGTTGAACGACCTAAAGACGCAAACGCTCGCTCGCTAGAAAAGAACACGGGCAAAGTGACGAATTGCGTTTTGTCATGGTCAGGTAATGGCGTTGCAAGTCAAAGCCTAATCGACTCAGTTCAAAAGCATATCACCCGAGGCGATATCGCGCAGGAAACCGATGAGGTCGAGACGGTTTCCGCCTCGATAGTGGGTTATAAGGTTCTTCTTAGAGTGACAGAAAAGAACGAGCCGACGCACTTAATTGATAGAGCCTCGCTTGTCGAAGAACTGAACGAGTACACAGAAGAAAGCCACCGCCTAGAAAGCACCGTCCACCGCTCTAGATTCAGTCAAATAGCGCACAACAACAATGCTCTTACGGTTGAGGTGGTAGAACCCGCAGCAGATATCGAATGCTCGTGGAATCAAGCGCCATACTGCGAGGGAATAGACATTGAATACGTTCGAAGAACCGAAACAAACTCTTTTACTTGATAACAAAACCGACCTCGATATCGCAATCGAGGAAGCAATCAAGAGCACGGTTAAATCATCATCGGTTTACGAGTGGCTTTTAGACCCTGTCGAAACTAAGCCGGAAATTCTAGACCTTATCGCGAAAGAATACGGGGTTTTAGATTGGTATGAATCTTACGCCGTAGAAGATAAGCGAAACGCGGTACAACACGCCCCAATGATAAATCAACACTCAGGAACGAGAGAGGGCTTGCGTGTTGGGCTTGAAGCTCTCGGCTATGGGTTTGAGTTTACGCCGTGGTACGAAATGACGCCGAAAGGGAAACCTTACGAGTTCAAGCTTGTTTCATGGCGCAACAACACGCCCATTACTAAAGAGCTTTTCGATAGAGTCGTTCGGCGAATCGAAAACGTAAAATCTGAACGTGACACCGTCGACCTTTATCTTGCCGTTGGCATGGGGGCGGAGCTTGTAACGAGTGGCGCGGTTAGTCACGACTCGGTCGAGTCACTTGATTGTCACGGTGATATTTTCGATGACACTGAAAGTCGCGGCGGTCTGCATTTCGGGGCTGCGATTCATTCATTGTTAATCAATGATATTGATTGCGGGGCTTGATGTAATGGCAAATTAAATTATAGGGAGTCTAAGCAATGGTTGAACCTACTGTGCGATTCACTCGCGCCGGATTGGGCGAGTTAATCAGCGCAAAAAACAAAGGCGTAAAAGGTTTGATTAAGTGGGTGGCAGTTGGCGATCAAAGTTATACGCCGTCAGTTGACCAAACCAAACTACGAAACGAATTACAGCGAGAAGAAATAAACGAGTTCGTCGAGCTTTCACCAACTCAGTTAAAAATGGTGTGTGCCTTTCGAGGCGACCTAGAGTACACGGTGGGCGAGATTGGCTATTTCTTAGAGTCAGGCACGTTATTAGCTGTCTACTCAATCCCTAACACGGTGCTCACGTACAAGTCACCGTCCTCTAGTTGGATTCCTCGATTTACGCTCGACGTGTCACCGCTACCGACTGACAGCATCACAGTTGTTATCGGTTCGGATAATTTGAACATATTAATTGAGCCGGAAATGATGAGTGATGCACTTGCATTCATTCGTAGTCAAACGGTTCAAATTCGTCAATCACATAATCAGATAAAGGTTAACGATCAGCTGTTAATGTCTGGCGCTCTTATCGAACAACTTCGCGGCTTACTTGATGAATCAAAAGCTCAGCTATCGGAAAGTATCGCGCTTGCTGAAAGTAAGGCGACCGAAAATATCGCGCTCATTGAGAGTCAAACAAGTGAAATGTTTGATTCTGTCGAAATGAACAACACACAAGCTCACATTCAAACTCAGGCGTTGTTAGTAAAACAAGCTAACAACAACATGAAATCTAATGAAGCAATCCGAAATTTGGAGAGTAATTAATGTCAAACATCATCGCAGAACTACAGGAAGTTAAAAAAGCCTCGCAAGAGCAGACCGAAGCATCACAAAATCTTGCCGATGAAGTGTCGAGAAAGATGGGCGATATTGACAAGAAAACGAATGATTCAATCACTAAGCAAGAAAAGAAAGTTGATGATTTCATTTCCACTGTAACCCCCGCAGCTATTGACGCGGAGGGGCGTTTTTACGTTGATATCACGGTGAAAGGTGACAAGGACACTTACTATCCGGTTTATTTTAAAATGCCAAGTTCAGACCCTTTGAAAATCGACATATACCGCCACTACTCATGGAATAGCAAAAAGGCGACAGCGTCAGAGAGAAGTGATTTTGACGTCTCTCATGTATCTGGTGTGCTTGTTTCGTTAATTGGTCAGGCTTACTCATGGACTGGTAATTCTAACTTTCTAAGCACTTTGATTAATCGTCAGCGTTACATGCGAACGGTGGCGAATGTCGGTTTTTCTGGTTACGCCTCGGCACACAAAGTCGATCCTGATTTGCCTGATACGACTTATGTGCCGAAAAGTACGGGGTTTATTTGTCCGTCACGATCAAGTTTCCATTTGCGCGGTGGCAACTTGAAATACCGTATTTATTCAAATTTTAAAATGACATTCGGAGTTAAGCAGCAGGGAGACGTTATTGATACTTACGCAAGCGCAAATATCAATACTCAATGGCGAGCTGTTGAGCTAAGTGTTGCCGATGCTGTTGTCGGTGATGCTCAAAACGACCATCAAGGTTTTTATCTGTCTTATCCGTCAGCCGCTGACACTAAAGACGCCACTCAAGACGCTGATATTGACGCTCTCGCTGCGCGTGTTGCTGCGTTAGAAGCCAAATAATAAAGGACATCACTTCACATGATTAAATTAATCACGATTAACGGAATAGAATTCATTAACGTCCCCGCTGAAATGGAAACGCTTGTTGAAATGGGATTGACCGAAAGCGAAGCGCGCCAAGCGATTATCGATGAATCAAAACAAGAGCTTGTTACGGCCATTCGTAAAAAGCGAGCCCCCCTTATTGCCGAAGCTGACTTTATGATTAATTCGGCGTTAGATCGCAACGAAGATGTTACGGCGTTACGTGCTTATCGTCAGGATTTGCGTGATGTGCCTCAAAACTACATCGACACCGGAAAGGTTGAGTTTCCACAGAAGCCAGAATAAACCTAAACGGAAATACACCGAATAACCGCCCCTGTTTAGGGCGGTTTTTTTATGCCTAGAGGAAATCGAATGGCTAAAGCAAAGGCGGAAACCGTCTCAAAAGAAACACCAAATCTGAAAGAGTACACGGCGTTGATTAAGTTTCGTTTTCTCGGGAAATCACACGAAAAAGACTCAACGCTAATGATCACCGAGGCGCAAGCTTCAATCTTAGTTATCACGGGCAAACTAAAGGCGATTAAATAATGTCTAAAGAAACAACCATGAATCACCACGGCATTTCGTTAGAAGCAAGCAAACCTTTACCGCCGATGGGCGGTGTTGCGGGGCAATATGGCGCGATGGTTGGTACTGCGCCGAATAAGCAAGCCGATGTTAATTACAACGAGCCGATCACGTTGTATTCCGTCACCGACCTAGTGAAGCTCGGCGATACAGGTACGCTACCCGCGAACGCTCGATTCTTCCTTGAAGAAACAGGCTTAGCGCTCGACGTGATTGTCGTTCCGCACTCAGATACCCCCGCAAAGCTGTTAGAAAATATTGTTGGCGGTGTTGATCTTAGTGATGGCTCTCGAACTGGTATCGCTGCAATCGATTATTGCAACGAAGCACCGACACAAATCGCCGTGCCTGCTTTCTGTAATATCGCCGTCGCGAACGCCCTCGCTTCATTGTGTGACAACAGTTACGCGGAGGGGTGGACTGACGCGACAGATACGACGACCCCTGCGGCTCTAGCTTATGCAAATGATCTAGGTGAAGCGCATCAACGTGTTTGGTGCGTGGACGTACACGGCGAGCGATGGTCGCAAATTATCAGCCCGTCGGTTTATGGCATGACGGCTCGATGCAAGGTTAAGCCGTGGGAATCACCAGACGGTCAGCCGCTTAAGCTTGACGACTTAGGCCGTGTTGTTGGTTATCGAGTGACGAACCCGACTTGTGAAGCGGTTCAGCTAAACAAAAAAGGCTTGAGCGTCGCGGTTAAAGACCCTAACGGCGGTTTGATGTTGCTTGCGACTCGAACTGCGTCGGGTTACTTCGGAAACATTGTCGGCATTGAAAATCAGCTTTGCCGTGAAATCATCAAAAGCCACCGCGCGACGATGGGTAAGAACCTAGACCCCGACTTTTTTAAAATGCGAATCGCACAGCTTAATAACTGGGGTAAAACGTTGAAAGCTGACGGTGCGGTGATTGACTTCGAAGTGATGCTTTCACCAACGCGAAATACTCAGGCTCGTTATGAAAACGGCGAATGGGTGTTAACGATCAATTGGGGCGCTTTCCGTCCTAATGAACATTCGATTGTTGAGCTTAATCAAACGGGCGAAATCATCGAAGCTTACGTTTCAAGCATCCTTTAAATAAAAGTAAACGCCTCGATTATCGGGGCGTTTGGTCGCACTCAGAAGAGAACGAATTATGACTAAAATGGTAATCCCACTACGTCGAAAAGCTATCGTCGACGGTCTAAAAGTCACAAACAACATTGAAGAATTTCAACCGCCTAAAATCAAAAAGAAATACTACGACAACAAAGGCGCGTTTATCGACGAACAGATCCACGTCGGCTATGAAAAGCTAGAGTGGAGTATTAAGTTTAAGGGCGAGAAAGCCGACATTATTCTCGTCGCTCTAGGCACTCGTGACTGGTCAACAATCATCGTCGATGAAGAGTGTAAATTTGGCGCAGGCAAAGTCTCTAACGTATTCACGATGACAGGTGATGTCGATTTTGAATATGAAGCGTCGAAATTCGGCGAGCCCTCAACGCTAACGCTTAACGGTGTTGCTCATAATTACAACTGGATTCAAGACGGTAAGCCTATTGTAAATATCGACATTTCAAATGCGGTTTACAACGTCGGCGGCCACGTTCTGTAATTCAAAGAATCACACGATTAACCAGGGGGGCGTTAGCCCCTTTTTTAATGAGTAAATGACCATGAAAAAATTAGAAGCAAACACCGAAGCTAGCTACCTGTCGAAAGAACATCAATTGCTAGAACCTATCACGATTAAAGTCGACGGCTCACCGAAAACAATCAACGTTGTAACCATTCACGCAATGACGCTCTCGCAGAACGTAGAACTAAAACCAGAGGGCGACAGCTTATCGCTTGATGAGCAAATCATGATTGTTGCTGCGTCGACTGGATTGAGCAGTGATGCACTCGAAAGCTTGTGCTTGCCCGATTGGAACAGCGTTTATGACCCTGCCTATGAATTCTATGCGAAAACATCTTATGAGCTCGCAAGCAAAAAGCTTGATTCGTCTAAGAAAACGGTCACTTTGCTTTTCTCAGACGATCGAGAAGTGGTGCTAAAACTTCCGACTTTGCGCGTGTCAAAAATGGCAGAAGAAATCAAGGACATTGCAAAGCGAACCATCTTCTTACTTGAGCAGCTTTCCGACCTAGACGAAGACGAAATCTTGCAAATGCCTATGCCAGACTATCGAGCACTGTCTAGCGTGGTGTCAGATTTTTTGCTCAAAAAGGCGGCTTACTTTCAGTAGAGAACGTCGAGCAAATTATTGATGTGTTGCCGTTAGCTTATAATTTTTCAGTTAACGATATTCTTGATTTTAAAGTGCCGGATGCACTCCGGCGCTATGAATTAGCGTTAGCGCAGAAAGGGTTAAAACGTGGATAGAAAAATATCGTTAGGCATTGAGGCTGTTACGGGCGCGGCAGTCTCAAAAATCAAAGCAGTAACGCAGGCTCAAGATGATTTAAAGGTCGGCTCTCAAGAGGCCACCAAAACGCTCAAGGCGGCTCGTGGTGTTGTTGGCGACGTAAGAGCCTATGAGAACATGAAAGCGTCGTTAGGCTCAATTACAGCCGAAATCAGCACGGCAAAATCAGCATTGAGCGCGTTAGAGCGAAAGCAAACTAAGAACATCGAGCTAACAGAGACGGAAACCGTCGAGCTTAAGCAACAGCACCTCGCCCTTTCTGAGCTCAACAAAAAGAAATCGCAAACCCTTTCTTTAAATCAGCGTGAGCAAAAATCGTTTGAGCGCTCAACCAACATTATTAAAACGCTAAACGACAAGGTTTCGAACGGAATCAAGTTAAGCGACAAAGAGCAAGAGAAGCTCGCCACCTCGACCGCTGTCATTCAAAAGCTTAACGAGAAGAAAAGCACCGCCGTAAAGCTCACAATTAAAGAGCAACAATCACTTATCAAGTCGACCGCTCGAATTGAGCAGTTAACCAAAAAGAAAAACTCGCTCTATCAGCTAAACAAGAAAGAGCAAAAAGAAGTCGTCGCACTCACTAAGAAGCTAAACAAGTTAACCAACACTGAAAAAAGACAAGCATCGACGCTCGATGATCTATCGAGAAAGTTAGACGGCGCGAAGCTAAGCACGAATGATTTATCACAAGCGCAAGATATCGCTCGAAGACGTGCAGAAAAGGCCGCTAACTTACTAGAACGCGAGAACCGGTTACTTGCTCGATCAACATCACTGCAAGAGCGAAAGAAAGCCGCCCTTGCATCGATGCCAGACGCAAAATACGTCGCAGCAGGCGCAGCCGCCGTCGGTGGTTACACGGCCAAAAAGTCGATGGACAACGAGACGGAATTTGTCGACGTTGCGAAGCTGTATAAATTCAAGGACGGCAATAGCGGCGAAGAGGCGCAAAAGCTACGCAGCGAGCTAAACAAAATCGCCGTTGAAATGGCGGGTGTCGATTCAAAAGCCGTGATGGAAATCGCGGCGGGTGGTGCGAATGGCGGCGTAGGTGTTAACGACGACGGCTCGGTAAACACGAAAGAGCTCGCGACGTTCACTCGTGACACGGTCATGACCTCGACTGCATGGGATATGACGCCAGACGAGGCAGCGAAGAAAGCCGCCGCGTTGAGCAGTTCGCTAGCGTATGAGGACGGTTCAAAAGGTCAGGCGCAGTTTATGCGAATGGCTAACATGATTAACACCGTATCGAACAAGAATAAAAACGTTTATGCAAAAGACTTGCTAGGCGCAATGACTCGTTCGGGCTCAACTCTCGTTAACTCAGGCTTTAGCGAGTCCGGCGCTATCTCTCTATCAGCCGCGTTGCTCTCTAAAGGCGCGAAAGAGGAAGAGGCAGGCACAGCAACACGAAATATATCTAAGGCATTAACAGCAGGGCAATTCGCCACAAAAGCACAAACCGACGTTTTCGATATGCTCGGCTTAGATTCTGTGAACGTCGCCGAAGATATGCAAATTGACGCGATGGGTACTCTATCGGGAGTGCTTGCAAGCATAAACGAACTTGACGCAGCAGATAGAGTCGCGGCCACGAGTGAGCTATTCGGCGCAGATGCAGCCCCGCACATTAACAAAATTCTGAATGATCCCGAACTGCTAACAAGCATGAAAAATCAGGCGAAAAACGCCTCGAATGATTCTGTCAAAGATGAGTACAAAGACAAGGCAGCAACGAAAGCGGCAGGCTACGAACAGAGCGCCGATGCGCTCAATAATTTAGCCGTCGTGCTAGGCGATAGATTGTTGCCTGTTTTAGAGCCCGTTCGAGAAGCGGTGACAGGTGGTGTCATTGCGCTAACTGATTTCTTATCCGCTAATGAAGCGCTAGGAACGGTGATTGCAGGCGGCGTCACAGCGACTGTCGGTGCAATTGGTGTTTATAAGGCATATCAGGCGCTTAAGTTCGTTAAGGGAATCGCTAGCTTAGGTCGAGAAAGTGCAGCCTTACGCCGAGCTCAAAGCGCAACAGATAGGCATACAGACTCACTCAATCGAAATGCTCGCGCCGCCGACAGAGCAAGCCGCGCCGACGTGGGCGGGAGTGGGGTCGGAAATCGACGCAATAGCGGCGGTCGCCGTAATCGCAGAAGACGTTCAAGAGGTAAGTTCGCGGCAGTTGCGGGGCTAGGTATAACGGCATTGTCGTTATTTAGCTCATCATCTAAAGCTGACGAGCCCAAACTATTGAAAGGCGACAAACCCGCCCCGCCAGACCCGAAAGCGCCAAACGTTGAAACTGGTTTAATGCCCGTTGCAGCGGGTGTCATTGGTGGCGGGATGATTGCCACCACGTCTAAGTTCTTAAACCGAAATGTTGACGCTATCGACGCCGCCTCGGATGTGACGGAAACCGTCGAAGTCGCGGGGGATGTTGCAGAGCTCGCACCGACACGCCTTGCGTCAGTCGCGGGAAAGGTCGCGAAAGCCGCTAAGGTGATTCGCCCTATCGCTTACGGCTTAGAATTCATGAGCTTAGGTCAAGCTGTCCTCGATGGCGACATGAAAGAAGTTGCAAGCTCGGTCGGTGCGATTGCGGGGGGTGTGATTGGTGGTATTGGGGGCGGTCTAGCAGGCGGCGCGTTGACGGCGGGTGTCGGTGCTCCTATTGGCGCTATTGCGGGTAATGTTGCAGGCGCGGAAGTTGGCGAGCGGTTGGGCGAGTGGGTTTACAGCGTGTTCTCGACAGAAGACCTCAACAAATCAGAGCAGATAAAAACGGCACAGATAAAAGAACATAGAACGCGTCAAGTTCCTAACGTCACTTTTGCGCCTCAGTTAGTGGTACAGGGGGGCGGCATTGACGAAGAGGCCGCGCAAGTTACGCTCGATAAAATGCAAGAGTTGTTGCACCAGTTCGCAACGGAAAACGGCTTGCTGTCTGGCGATTTATTACAAGATATTGATCATTCACTGGTGAGCTAATATGCAGCATTTAGCTATAGACGATCACGTTTTTAGTAACGTTAAAAAAAACGGGCTACAAGGAAGTAGCCATAAAAGCGACGGGGGGTGGAGTGTGGTTAACACAATCGAAAACCCGCGCTTGTTTCGCACGTCACGAGATCTCGATACATGGGATCTCGATGTTGTCGCATTCAAAAGCGACGGCATGATTGAAGCTGACACTTTACGAGCCAAAAAGAACGAGGGGAAAGCCGTCATGATCACGGATGGTCAGGGTAAAAGTTGGGGGCAATGGGTCATTAAGGGGATATCAACGCAATACACGGAGGTTATCGACAACGGCGTTGCTCAAGTTCTTAAAATCAAAATCTCACTATTGGAGTATCGACAAGATGCAAACGCGAGCGCGATATAATGAGACGGTTTGCGGCTTGCTCTTTCGCTTTTTTGGTGATGATAGCGACGAGCTAGAAACCGCATTTTATGCAGCAAACCCGCAGCAAAAGACGCGGTTTCTAGAGCCGCAGCAGTTGGTAGAAATACCGGACATTGAAACAGCAAAGGTAGTTGAGCCGGAAGCCGTCGACGACGATGTGATCGAGGTGTGGGAATGATTATCGAGCTCGATGGTGATAACTCAAGCCAGATACTAAAAAACCTTGAATCGTGGACTCTCGACGACAGCAGCGGAACAACGGCAGACAGGGCAACGCTAGTCGTTCATGATCTTGAGACGCTGCCTAAATCTGGCACTGAATACAAGATTAGAATCAACGGTGAAGCGAGGGGCAAGTTTCAAGTATCTGCAATAACTGAAAAGCTAGTGCCACCTCAGATAACTATCAATTTAACCCCTGCCAAATTCGACGTTAAAGACGAAACAGGATGGAGAGAAAAAAGACGTAAAACCTTTCCCGCCGCCACTATCACCGACGTTGTGACGGCAGTAATGAAACCCCACGGCTACAAAATACGAATTGATAAAGACCTCGCGAACGTCAAGACCGAACACCTTAACCAAACCGAAGAAACCGACAAGCATTTTATCAGCCGACTAGCTAAGCGATATGACGCGATAGCAAAGCCGATAAACGGCTTTTATGTGTTCGGCAAGAAAGGAAATATCAAGACGTTATCCGGCGGCAAAAAGAAAGCCGTCACGCTAACTAAAGCCTCGATGTTATACGGTCAGAACGATGTCAGTTACCCGAGCGTCACTCGCTTTAAAGGTGTAAAGGCGTCATGGCGAGAAAGTGATACAGGGGCGCACGGTGATATTGAAATCGGCTCAAAACCTTTCGATAGGCTTCGAGAGCCGTTCAAAAGCGCAGCACAAGCGACAGAGAGAGCCGAAGCGCGATTAATCGAAGTGACACGACAGGGGCAAGTGCTCAATGCAACGGTAGACGGCACGGCGGGTTTATTTGCTGAGGCCGTATTAACAATCGAGGGCTTCAACAATAATCGAATTGTTGCGCCGTGGTCTATCGATGAAGTGTCGCTTTCTGGCAATAGAAAGAAATTCACGGCTCGAATCAAAGCCACTCGCCCTAAGTGATTCGAATTACTTAGGGCATAACAATGGAAAGATATTATGAAAATAGCGTTAATTGTTGGTCACGAAGAAAAGAAGCAAGGCGCATCAAATCGAAACGGCGTTACTGAATACGACTATAACAGCCGATTAGCCAAACTTGCAGCGGCGTTGCTTGTTACCGAGGGGTACGAGCCGTTTATCGTTTATCGAGACGGCACGACTTATTCGAAGTTACCAGAGCGAGTCAACAAGACAGGCGCAGACGTGGCGATCTCTCTTCACTGTAACGCGTTCAATGGTCAAGCGTCAGGCTCGGAAACACTCCATTACGTGAACTCGCCAAGCGGTGAACGACTTGCCGAACACATTCAAAAGAAAGTCGTCGGCGTAATGGAATTACCCGACCGTGGATTGCGTCCGGTCGATGTTAAACACGTAGGTCGAAAGGGCGACCGAGGCGGTCATTTATGCAAGCGCACCTCGATGCCGACCGTTATCGTCGAGACTTTCTTTATCGATAACGATTCAGATTTACAGCGAGGCGAAGAGCGTTTGATTCTCTTAGCTGCCGCAATAGCGCAAGGTGCAATTGATTATGTGGAATCGATTTAAAACTATCACAGGAACAAAAAAAGGTAAGGCGGCTATCATAGCCGCCTTTTTTACGGCTCTAGGTTCGTGTATGCCGCTTTTAGAGCCTTACTTGCCCGAGTGGGTGTTGACGGCGTTTACGTTCGTTGTGCGCTTTTCTGCGGCTTTCTGGGGGGGCGTTTAATGTTCTCAGCAATCAAGCCATATCTAACGCTTATAAAGTGGTTGGGCGTCGTCGTGGCTCTCTCGGCGATTTCCTACTTGTCGTATGACTACGGCATTAAAACCAACGAGCAAGCCCACACTGACGCACAAAACGCGTTGCTCGATAAGCTCGAAGCTAAGCAAGCCGAAGCCTATCAACTATCGTATGAGCTCGCGACTCGTGAGCCGATTATCGAAACCGAATACAAAGAAATAGAAAAGCAGGTGATCAAATATGTTCAAAAAAATAATGATGTGCGTTGTGTGTCTTCTGATAGTGAGCGGGTGCGGCTCCGAGCCGAATCTATCCGAGCGTATAATCGAGCGGTCAATATTCACGAACCCGCCGACCCGATTAATGATCCCGCCGTCGCCCCTTGAGTATCAAACCTCATATGAAAGCGATGCGGAAATATTCGCCGAAGATGTACGGAACCTTAGAACGTCAGCCAAGGACGTTGCTCGATTTAGTGAGCTGCAAGAATGGATAAAATCACAAATAAAGATGCCTACCCGTTCAGAATCGACTTATCCCCCCCAAACTCAATAATTAGCATTATAAAATCAAGCGCGGCGAGCCTTTCGGTTCGCCGCGTTTTTTTTGTTTGTGAAGTTCTTCGTCTTGCTATCGGGGTATTTCTTCGACTTCCATCATTGCGGCTAACACCGCTTGTCGTTCTTTGGGATCTAATGCTTGATAGTTCTTAGCCCACCTTGCCGCCTTTCTTTTAATTCTTTGACGGTCTGTAAAATTGACTCCCGCATAAGTTGACCAATACAAGCTATTAGCCTCGTAATTCATCCACAATTTTTCGCGTCTTACCCCCCCGCGTGTCATTACGTTGAACTCATAGGTGCGCCAGTCTTTTAAGAGTGAGTCGTATAATTTAGAAGGGTAGCCAGAAACCATGATTTTAACCCCCTGTTCAGATAGGGCTTTGAAACGGTTTAGCAGTTCACTATGTTGATCTGTTGACAGTTCTTTTCGATAGCGTTTATTTGATGTTCTTGTTTCCGGAAGGTAGGGGGGATCAGCATAGATAAACGTATCTTCGGGGCGCTCAAAGTCGAAATCTTTTAGAAAGTCCAACGCATCACAATTGTGCAAATCTATTGGTGAATCTGTATGAAACTCTGAGAGTGTTAATTCATCTAGTTCAATGCCGATTGAATGTCTCGCGTTAGGTTTTTTTTGAAATATCGCCCCTGTTCCAAGAAAAGCCTCAATATAAATATCATGTTGAGGCATGTTAGCAATGATTGCTTGATATGCCCCGCTTGCTGCTTTCGAACCTAAATACCCCATAATCCCTCCGATAGATGTTATCGCTGCAGCATAGATACTTTTGTCTATGTTGGCCACTTTCTTTTTTGCTCGAGCATAGTTATGTCTATCTATGTTTTATCGTTGTGCTATCAATTGGTTTGTTGCCGGCTTTTCAAATGCCGCTCTTTTGCTATCAATCAGGGCGACATCGAGCGTTTACCAGGATGAAAAATGCTATCACATACCAAAAGCCATTAAATTCAAATAGTTTGAATTTTTGATTGAAAAATTCAAACAGTTTGAGTATTATTCTTTTCAGAGGTTAGAGAGGGCTCTAACCCATCCAAAGGGATAAAAAAATGAACAACTTCAATTCAGTAACTAAATCAATCTACTCTCTAA